AGTGGATAACATTGTTAGCTCGACCCAACCTAAGGGTGGTGGTGGCACTGACCCTACTTGCGTAATGCGTTACTTGAAAGAGAAGGTGATTAAGCCCGAGGCAATCATCATGCTAACCGATGGCTATGTAGGGGAGTGGGGAGATGATTGGGATGCACCGATTCTATGGACTATTGTGGGAGGTAATAAGTCTGTCGCCTCTGTGGGTAAAACAATTCATGTTAAGGACTAATCGTATGAGCAAAGTAATAGTAAACATGGGATGGAATAAAGAGTTTGTTATGGATTCTGACAAAGCCCTAACAATGTTAGACCTTCTAAAAGATGCAGAGATTTACAAAGAGAATTATCAGAGTGCAGAGAAGGGGGGTAGTACCTTTCATATCTTCCCCCAAGATAAAGTGTTGTGTGACTTGCGTGTATTAAGTAGTGGTATGTATAACCTCGCTAAGTTAGCGGGCAAACCTGAGGAGAAGTAATCATGAGTATATCTAGTAGCGCAGTATTGGTAGAGTTAAACATTAGTGTTTGGACTGCCAACAAGTTGGACAAGGGTGCAACCGATAGTGTGCTTGTAAGTAATAGTGCAAGTAGCGGTTCAGCACAAGTGCGTAAGAATCTAATGGCAGGAACGGACAAGCGTAAAAAGATAGCTGACTACGCTGCTAGGGCTAGGCTCTACCATAATCAGACTACGCTGTCGTGGTCAGACAAAGGTGCTAGGCTACTACCCACAAGCTTGTTCATGGACTACAAGTCAAACATGAATGTGTATCAAAGCAACATGACTACCATGATCGAGGACTTCTATGCAAACTATGCAGACCTGATCGACCTAGCGAAACATCATATGGGTGCGTTGTTCAATCCCTATGACTATCCAAGTATCGAGGAGTTGCGTAGCAAGTTCGGATTCCGATTGGTATTCTCTCCGTTGCCTGAGGGTGGTGACTTCCGTTTAGATATTCCGAAAGCGGACATGGATGAATTGGGTGAGCAGTATGAGTCAGCGTTTAATGACAGGCTCAAAGATGCCATGCGTGAACCTTGGGAAAAGTTGCATAAGAACCTTGTGCATATTTCAGAAAAGCTAACCGACATAGAGGGCGATGACGATAGCAAGAAGCGGTATCACGATACCCTGATTACGAATGCGCAAGAGTTGTGCGGTTTACTTACGCACTTGAACATAACGAAAGACCCATTGCTTGAGAGTGCCCGTCGTTCCCTCGAGCTAACAATGTTAGGTGTTGATATCGAGGACATTAAAGAACATGCAGAAGTTCGGCAGTCTGTGAAGTCTAAGGTTGATGACATTCTTAAAAAGTTTGATTGGTAAGGAGGACTTATGTTTAGTTTGCTAGTCACAATACTTTCCCTTACGGGGGCAGTTACTTGGATTTTTATTTTATATGTTTTAGTTAATATTTATTTAGGAAAGAAGTAATCAGATGACATACGAAAATATCAAATTAAAAAAGCATGACAAGTTTGGAGAGGGTGAGAAGGAATCAATTATCGACCCCTTCCTCAAAAGCTTTGTAGAGAAGCTAGCACTCAAGTATCCACAATGGACATTCGAGGAAGTGCATAACACGGCTAACCACAACAATAAGACTTATGAAGCGTATCGTTTTAATGTTGTGGATAAGAGAGAAGTGCTAGGCACAATCGACAAAGAGTATACGAGCAATGGTGGATGGCGGTATTGCGTAGACAACCATCGTATCAATGGTGTGCGAGAGCGTGGTCGTGGTATGAAAACAATCCATGAAGATAAGGCTCTCAAGCATGTGGGTAAGTTCTTTGGTAAGAAGAATGTGAACGAGAAGTTTACTGAGGCTACTCAAGTAATCGGTAGTGCGCTAGGGCATGTACACAATCAGAAGAGATGGGACTTATCTCACAAGTGGGATGCGTTGCAAGAGCATGCTCAAAAGTTTATCTATGATAACTATGCTATGTTTGCTAGCACAGTAGCAGGGGATAAAAAACCAAGTGATAACTTAGAGAAGTTGCCGTCTGCAATAGCTGAGTTTAGTTCAGTTGATGCAATGCAAGAAGCGTTGCGCAAAGGAGACGCTTACATTGTGTTCATAGATGGAGTAAACTATTCTATACAAAAGGGCAAAGACCCTTTAGAAATAAAAGCAAGTGAAGAGTTGCCCGACTTTATGCGAAGGGCAGTAGGGCTACTTAAATTAGTTGAAGATAACCAAGTAATAGATGGTGTCGGTGTTCGTGCAAACGAAACGACTTTCTTGGTAATGCCTAACAATGTTAGCTAAGGAGCAGATATGACTGATGTAATGAAAACCTTTAGGCGGTATGGGTTTGTTCCACCTACTGAGTATCGAGATGATTACTTATTTAAGATTAACAGAGAGGGGAATGATGGATGAAGTAACTAAAAAAGGTAGAGGTAAGGGAGTAAAGCCTGCAATGGTTTACTTCCCCCTAAGATTACCAACAGAAGTAATGCAATTTTTTAATGCTTACCCTAACAAGAACGCAAAGATTAGGGAAGTGTTAGCTGAATATATTAAACAACAAGGAGAAGTAAATGAAAGCATCAACCAAAAGTAAAAAGATTAACGCATACATGGAGAGCAACCCTGATGTAAAGCCTAGCGTAATTGCCAAGAAGTTTGGTGTTAGTGTAGCTAGCATATATCAGCGTAGGAATAAGATGAAATCGGCAGCGACTAAAGGCAACAAGTTTGTTACTGCCAAGCAAATGGTTAAGGATGTTGTAGACGGATACAACAAGAGCGTTCGCCAGAAACCTTCAACGCTTGTGCCTAACGCAGTAGCATCAATGTACCTGTATGCTGACGACAAGATCAATCACCCTAGCCACTATAAGGTGGGTGGTATTGAGACTATCGACTTTATCGAAGCTAAGCAGTTGGATTACCATTTAGGTAATGTAGTTAAATACATTAGTCGTGCTAACCACAAGGATGAGAAGTTGGAGAACCTTAAGAAGGCGCAATGGTATCTTAATCGTGCAGTTGCAAACCTAAGCAAGACCTAACAATGTTAGGGGCATTTGATTACGATAGAACCTATTAGCCTTGTAGATGCGAACGATTTTATTATCAGCTAGTTGCCCCAATGACTTCTTACGCTAGCTGAATCCAAAATCTGAGGGGGGCAGATAATCTACATATCCCCCCAACCCCTCCCAAAAATATTTTAAGTCCCCCCTTGACAAAGTCCAACACCATGTTAGTATGGTGTCATGGCATCTACTCCCGAAAAGAAAGTTAAAGATAAAGTCGTTAAGCTAATCAAGGCTTACGGCATTTATTATTTTTTCCCTGCAACACATGGATACGGCAGAAGCGGTGTGCCCGATATCATATGCTGTGCTAAGGGTAAGTTCATTGCCATAGAATGCAAAGCAGGGACTAATAAGCCTACTGCACTACAAGAAAAAGAAATGGCAGACATCCGTAATGCGGGTGGAATTGCCTATGTAGTAAATGAGGAAAGCCTAACATTGTTAGGTGCAACCTTAAGGAGCTTACTTGACGAGGAGGATATTGATGGCAGATGCTAAAACAATGAACAAGGGGGTGCAGATTCTTCTTGAAAGAATGGAAAGCAACCCTGATGAGTTTATCCCTGATATTCATGGGCGATACCCCCGCAAATGGGCAGACATGCTCATGGGTATTCAGATGCGGGCGAGCAAAGATAAGGACTACAAAGATCAGTTGCCGTTCCTAAACGATTGGGAGATAGAAGCCCTATGGCGGAAGATGCACGAAATACAAGGCGAGCTGTTTACTAAACAGGTTATGAATATTCTGCTAAAAGATTCTGTAGAAGATAACTTCCTTTATGACAACACTGCAAACATGACTGCTAGCGTATCAGCAGGATTGAGCGGGACTGTTAGCATCCATCCTCCTACCACCCTAGTCCCTCCTCTTACTACTGCGGAACTATCATCTCTTTCTCGGCAAGTTGCAGGCGGAAGCCCCAAAGGTTCGTTTTGAAAATATTTTGCATCGATTTCGAAACGTATTATTCCCAAACCTACTCGCTCAGCAAAATGACTACGGAAGAATACATCCGTGGTTCTGAGTTTGAGGCGATTGGCTTTGCTATTCAAGAAGATGGTGGGGAACCCCATTGGTATAGCGGTACTAAAGCACAGTTAAAGAAAGCACTAGATAAATATGAACTCGATAAAAATTTGGTCATTGCGCATAACGCTGTTTTTGATATGGCTATCCTTAGTTTTATATTTGATATAAGACCTAAAGCCATTGTAGATACGCTATCCATGGCAAGGGCAATACATGGCACGGAAGTTGGCGGTAGCCTTGCTAAGTTGGCTGAACACTATGCCTTAGGAGTTAAAGGCACAGAGGTGCTTAATGCGCTTGGTAAGCGTCGCATAGACTTCAACGCTGAAGACCTAGCCAAGTATGGGGAGTACTGTATCAACGACGTGGTTCTTACGATGGACTTGTTCAAGATTCTAAGTGCAGGCTTTCCTCCTATTGAGCTACGGCTGATAGACTTGACCATCCGTATGTTTACTGAGCCTAGTCTTCAGTTGTATAAGCCTTTATTGGAAACACATCTTGAAACGATAAAGCAAAAGAAAGAAGCGTTCATGGCTAGCGTTGAAGCAGACAAAGAACAAGTCATGAGTAATGATAAGTTTGCCGAGTTGCTAAAGTTTATGGGGGTAACACCACCTACTAAAGTAAGTCCAGCTACAGGAAAGGAAACCTGGGCATTTGCTAAAACGGATGAGGGCTTTAAAGCATTGCTTGAACACCCTATGGATGGGGTGCAACTATTAGCCGCTGCGCGTCTTGGTATTAAGTCTACTCTAGAAGAAACAAGAACCCAACGCTTTATTGAGATAGCGGATCGGGGCTTATTACCTATACCATTACGCTACTATGCGGCTCATACAGGGCGCTGGGGTGGAGACGACAAGGTTAATCTACAGAACTTACCAAGAGGCAGTGAGCTTAAGTTTGCCATTCGTGCCCCTAGTGGGTACAAGATTATTGATAGCGACTCGTCGCAGATTGAGGCTAGAACATTAGCATGGTTGGCTGAGCAGAACGACTTGGTTGACGCATTTGAAAGGGGTGAGGATGTATACAAAATCATGGCATCGTCTATCTATGTTAAGGCGCAAGAAGAGATTAGCAAAGATGAGAGATTCGTCGGTAAGACAACAATATTGGGATGTGGCTACGGCATGGGCAGTAAGAAATTCCAAGCGCAACTCAAAACTTTTAACGTGGAAATTGAGGATGGGGAAGCCAATCGTATTATCCAAGTCTATCGGGAAACTTATGACTGGATACCTTCTCTTTGGAGAAAAGCGGGACTAGCTTTAGATGCCATCATTAACAATCAGACTATGTATTTGGGTCGGGCTGGAGCGTTACAGGTCGAGGGCACTAAAGGCATCCGTTTACCAAACGGGTTGTATATGAAGTATCCGAACTTACGCAAGATACGCAATGAGCAGGGTAAAGATGAGTATGTCTACGACACCAAGAAGGGTAAAGCCGTTATCCCTAACAGGATATATGGTGGGAAGGTTATTGAGAATGTCTGCCAAGCCTTAGCCCGAATCATCATTGGTGAGCAGATGCTCCAAGTAGCAAAGAAATATAAAGTTGTGATGACTGTACATGATGCGATTGCTTGCGTAGTACCTGAGGCGGAAGCAGAGACAGCTCAAGAGTATGTTGAGATGTGCATGAAGATGCGACCTAAGTGGGCATTGGAGTTGCCCTTGAGTTGCGAATCAGGTGTTGGTAATTCTTATGGAGAATGTTAATGAAGATACATGTGGAGTTTAATTCGATTGCAGAGATGGTTAACTTTAGTAAGTTTGCTGGTAATGACTTAGTACAAGTGCCCCTATCAAAGAATCAGGAACAAGCAGAGAAGCACTACAAACTTAAATATGAAAAGTTAAAGTCTGATTACGATAGAACAGTAGCTAACCTTGAACGGGCTTATGATCGCATCCGTATGCTAGACCCTAAAGGTATAACAGTTAATAAAGACCCCAAAGGGTTTGTAAAAGAAGAGTATCTAAACCTTGAAGACTCTGATTGCCCTGTGACGCTAACTGTTCGTGCCGTAAATGCTTTGAAAGGTAGTAATGTAAATACACTTCAAGACTTGCTTACTCAGACCGAATCTGATTTAACTTGGAGAACCCCTGGACTTAGCAAAGTAGGTGTAGGTCAAATTAAAGAAGCTCTTGCTAGTAAGGGTTACAAACTTAAAAAAGATAAGAAATAATGAAACCGCTCATAGTCGACATACAATGCTTACCAAAGTACAAATAACCACGCTAATTTTTCATAGAGAGCAAAATGATATTTAAATTTCCAAAAAAGAAAATTGTTCTAGATTGCTTTACTTATTCAGAAGCAGTAGCTATTCGCACACCAATTAGCCCTGCATCACAGCACATGCCAGAGTGGTGGAAAGAACTACCACGAACTGAAACATCACTGACATTAAAAAGAAACATGAAGCGTTGTTCTGGGCTAATTGATTACTACAAAGCGTCTATTGCAATTCCTCTTTGGTCTGACCTTGCTATTAGCGTGGAAGGGCAAGAATACTCGTGGCAGTTTGCTGATATGTCTTCTAGCGCTAATATTCATCCCGCTTATCAAAGAGGTACTTGGCTACCCGAATCTGAATACGGACACGTAAAACTTGAATCACCTTGGTTATTAACGGAGAAAGAAGGAATCAATTGGGTTTGGACTCAACCTGTGTATGGGTTTGACGCACCCGACAGAGTAATAGCCCCCCCTGCGATTCTTAATTTTTATTATCAAAACACTGCTAGCGTAAACCTAATGCTTGGGTTTCATCGACAAGGTAAGTTTATTTTACCTGTTGGGCTTCCAATGGCATTTATTACACCGATGTCAGATAGAAAGGTAGATGTAAAAATTCATGTTGTAACAAAAGAACAGTTTTTCTCAAAAAAACTTTCGTGTGTAGTTTTTGATAATTCGTATTGGAAAACAGTAAAGTTAATTGATGCACAGAAATGCCCATTTGGGTTTGATAAATAAACTTAAAAAGGAACTAAGATGTTAGAACTAAATGAAGAGCAAGCACCAAAACCAGCTAAGTTATTTATAGCTACTCCGATGTATGGCGGTATGTGTGTAGGCGGATACACCATGGGTATTTTGAATACTGTACAGACTTTTATGAAAAACAAAATTCAAATGTATTACTCATACATGATGAACGAGTCTTTGATTACCCGTGCCCGTAATGGTATGGCTTATGACTTTTTGGCATCAGACGCTACCCATTTAATGTTTATTGATGCTGACATTAGTTTTGACCCCGAAGATATTGTGCGCATGATTAATGCAGACAAAGACATCATTTGCGGTTTATACCCCAAGAAAGAAATTAATTGGCAGTTGGTATCCGATGCGGTCAAGAGGGGTGTTGACTATAAAGACTTGCCCAATTACACAGGATCATTTGTAGTTAATCTAGTAGGTGGTGCAATGGAAAGCACAGGGAATATCAACGAGCCAATGGAGATTGACAATGGCGGTACAGGCTATATGTTAATTAAACGTAATGTTTTTGATGTTTTAAAACCTTTAGTGCCGACCTATACCAACGACATGATTTTGATTGTTGATAAGAACCCACAGAAGAAAATCATTAGCGAGTTCTTTGATACCAGCATTGATGAAGAAACAAACCGACTGCTATCTGAGGATTACCACTTCTGCAAGATTGCTCGTAAAGCTGGCTTTAAAGTATATGCCGCACCTTGGGCAAAGCTAACTCATAGTGGTACTTATAACTTTAGCGGTACTTTACCAAGGGGCTAATATGAGCAATGAATCAGTAGCGTCAAGAGAAATGATTACCAACGAAGAAATACACAATATATATTTACACCAAAGCGGTGTTGCAGAAGGATTGCTTAGGGCTGGTGTAGATGCCGATTTTCCTGTGATGTTTGCCAATGCTTTACTGGAGTTTTATGAGTTAAGAAAGGCACAAGAGAAATGATTCCAAACTGTCAAATAATTAGCTCAATGGATGCGCAGTTCCTTGTATTTAAAGGGAATGACCTAGTATCTAATGCCTTACGTAATGGTGGGTATGAGCTTGACCTTCATGCAATGTCTCAAAGAATACTAAGCGAGTGCAAGGATGGTGTAGTTCTAGACATTGGCGCTAACTTGGGTAGCTATTGCATTCCACTTGCAAAAAAGTATCCTGACATAAAGTTCCATGCCTTTGAACCTCAGCGCATAGTAAGCTATCAGCTATGTGCTAACGTCATTATTAACGGTTTAGAAAATGTATACGCCTATGAACTAGCTTTATCTAACGAAAGCACGTCGTTGGAGCTAACTACACCTGACTATGCAACCGAAGGTAATATTGGTGCGTTTAGTATCAATGCTGAAGTTCGTGCTAATGAATACGAATGCCCTACAGTAAATACTACTGATTGCATTGATGTAATACCTTTAGACCATATGACTTTTAACAACATTCGTTTGATAAAAGTTGATATAGAAGGGCATGAGTTAGAAGCCCTTAAAGGCGGTATTGAAACCATTAAACGCAACAACTATCCTCCAATTATATTTGAAGCATGGACATGGAAACCTTGGTACAAAGACAAACGTAGTGCGTTGTTTGACTACCTTAAAGGTCACGGGTATAACATCATAGAAATAGGCGAAAATAACATTGCAAGGCATCCTAACCATGAGGAAACAAAATGACAACCTTTACAACTCAAGACAGAGTAGATGCAGATATTACAGTAGAGCCAATTCCCTTTGCAGGGTTAGTTACATTGAGCGATAAAGACGAGAGAGAACAAATGCTCCGAGATCAAATTCGTATGCAACAAAACGAGATTGGTAGGCTAAAAGCAAAACTAATGGAGCATGGCATAAATGAATGAGAATGACTTAAGAGATTGCTTTGCTATGTTAAGGGCAATAACAGGGGCAAGTGCAGAAGAATGTTACATATTTGCCGATGAAATGCTTGAAGCAAGGAAAGAAGATGACGGAGAAGAACTTGGAATCGCAGCAGTTAAACCTAAGCGTAAGTACCTTAGACGCAATTCCCGATAACAATAAAAAGTTTTGTTCTAGTTGTATGTTTATGAAACCAGAACTTGGTGGAGAAACTGTAGTAACAGCTAGGACTAGATGGCGTTGTGCCCAATGCAAAGCTAGGGCTTCAATTCCGAGGTATGGCAGGAAAAAACAGGAGGATTAAATGAAAAAAATATTAATAATTACAGGGTTCTTGGGGGCATGCTCGTCATCGCCCTACGTAGACAATTCTAAGCTACCTGATACTACGCTATTGGTAGAAAAAGAGCTTACGCAAATGAGCCGAAACGCAGTCATCATAGCGGTTCAAGAGTGCGAGTCTAGCGGGCTTAGACCAGTTATGATTATGTCTCGTCGTAAGATAAATGGAATGCTCTCAGACGTTCCAGTTGACGTAACTTGCTCACCTAAGTACGGAAGATAATATGCCAGCATGGTCATACAGTAGTTTAAAAACATTCCAGCAATGTCCGAAGAAGTACTACCACTTAAAGGTTGCTAAGGATGTGAAGGATGATGGCAGTGAAGCTACTGTGTATGGCAAAGAACTACATAAAGCCGCTGAAGATTACGTACGTGATAACGTACCAATACCACCCCAGTTTGCCTTTATTCAAAAGACCATAGATGCGCTTAAGAATATCCCAGGTGAGAAGCATACTGAGATTGAACTAGGGGTAGTTAACAATGGTGGCAAGCTTAGTGCTTGTGGGTTCTACGATAAGAATGCGTGGTATCGGGGTATTGCGGATTTACTAATCATCAATGGTGATGAAGGCTATTTGGTTGACTATAAAAGTAGTAAGAACGCCAAGTATGCAGACTTAAAGCAATTAGATTTATTAGCGGCGGCGGTGTTTACACATTTCCCTGAGGTTAAGAGTCTTAAGTCTGCTTTGATATTTGTAGTCAGTAATGAGTTTGTTAACAAAGAACACGATGCGCACCACAGGCTAGCTTACTTTGAGCATGTGCGGTTTGACCTAGAACGGCTAGAGAAGGCTATGGAGACAGGGGTATGGAACGCAGTATCAAGCCCGTTATGCGGTTGGTGCCCCGTTAAAACGTGCCATAACTATAGGGAGAGAAAGAAATGAGCAGAGTTTACGGCATGGATGATTGCCCATTAGAAGTAAAAACCCCTGAGTTTAGTCACTCGTATCATGACCCTGCATCTAACTTTACAGTTGAGTTTGGGGTTGGAGAATATGCTGATAAAACATCCTGTGAAAGCTATGTAGACCTCAATGCTGACTTAGGCGGTGGCTATGATATGGAAGTAGCGGTTAAAGTAGATGGGCAATGGCATGTTGTTGAAGCCTCAGCAGTACGGGTAAAAATTCTAGGGTCATTTGAGAGGGATGGGTTTAAGTTAGCATTGCAACAAACTGGCTTGATGACTCTGCCGTTTTACGGCAAAATGAAGACTGCTCAGGAACAACAGGAAGAATGGGATAAACAATATGCCTTACGTGAACAAACCTAGACCATACAAAAAAGAATACGAACAGTATCAGGGTAAACCCGAACAATTAAAAAACAGGGCAAAGCGTAATAGTGCCCGTGCGGAGCTAATGAAAGAAGGAAAGGTATCAAAAGGTGATGGAAAAGACGTCGACCACTCAAAGCCTCTCAGCAAGGGGGGCACAAGTGCTAAAAGTAATCTCAAGGTTAAATCCGCTAGCAACAACAGGTCGTTCAGTAGGAACTCAGACCACACCGTTAAACGGAATGTCAGCAAAAAATAGCATCTTAACGGACTATAACTGGCCTGGAAAATTTAAGCCGTTTGACCATCAGAAGTTAACCTCTGAGTTTCTTACATTAAACCGCAAGGCATTCTGCTTTAACGAGCAGGGTACTGGTAAAACAGCTAGCGTAATATGGGCAACAGACTACCTAATGAAGTTGGGTGTAGTCCGTCGTGTGCTGGTCATCTGCCCTTTGTCTATTATGAAGTCGGCATGGCAACAGGACTTGTTTAAGTTTGCTATCCACCGCACATGCGATGTAGCTCATGGCAACCCAACCCAACGCAAGAAGATATTTGCTAACAACGCTGAGTTTGTCATCATTAACTTTGATGGTGTAGATATTGTTAAACAGGACATTTTGAATGGGGGCTTTGACCTAATTGTAGTAGACGAAGCAAGTGCCTATAAGAATGCACAGACAACCCGTTGGAAGACCCTCAGAGACATAGCTGGTCAAGTCAAGGGCATATGGATGCTTACTGGTACTCCAGCAGCCCAATCGCCTGTAGATGCGTTTGGCCTAGCCAAGCTTATTAACCCGACTGGCACACCCAAATTCTATGGTCAGTTCCGTGACCAAGTTATGTACAAAGTTGGCATGTATCGTTGGCTACCTAAAGCTAATGCCCAAGACACCATACATAAAGTGTTACAGCCAGCTATTCGGTTTGAGAAAGACCAATGCCTAGACTTACCTGACGTTACCTTTGTTGAACGGGATGCACCCCTAACTGCCCAGCAAATGAAGTATTACAAATTGCTCAAGAAACAAATGACTATGTCAGCGGATGGAGAGCAAGTAACCTCTGTAAACGCAGCTACTAACATTAACAAGCTACTGCAGATATCTGGCGGTGCGGTGTATACCGATACTAGAGAAGTCATAGAGTTTGATGTTTCTAACCGATTGAAAGTTATAGAAGAAGTTATTAACGAAGCATCACATAAGGTCCTGGTGTTTGTTCCGTTTACTCATACTATAGAACTACTAAACAAATATTTAACAGCAGCTAATATTCCTTGTGCGGTTATCAACGGGCAAGTTCCTGTGAACAGAAGGCACGACATAATCAACGACTTTCAATCAACAGAAAACATTCGTGTGCTTATCATCCAACCTCAAGCGGCATCGCACGGGTTAACACTAACTGCCGCTAACGTAATCATTTGGTATGCTCCTATGACCAGTGTAGAGACGTACTTACAAGCCAACGCTCGTATTAACCGTCCTGGGCAAAAGAACCCTATGACCATTGTGCATATCAGAGGAAGTGAAGTAGAAGCAAAGCTATACAGAATGCTACAAAGTAACATAGACAGTCATACAAAAATAATTGATTTATATAGACAAGAAATAGAAAATATAGCTTGACATTGTCAAAGTCATCTATATAATAAAAAGTTCGTAGTTTGAAGGAGCTAAAAAGATGGAAGATTTCACAACAGATAAACTCGCCGAAGTTTACATAAAAATTCGTGATAAACGAGCAGAATTAAAAGAGCAGTATGAAGCACAAGACGAAGGCTTGAAAGCCCAACAAGAACTGCTAGCGGAGAAGATGCTAGATATATGTAGGGACAACAACGCTGACAGCATTAAAACACCAGCAGGGACAATCATTCGTAAAGTTGATACACGGTACTGGACGACTGATTGGGATTCTATGTATCAGTTCATTGAAGAACATGACGCATACCCCCTGCTCGAGAAGAGGATACATCAAACTAACCTCAAGCAGTTTCTCGAAGAGAATCCCGAACTGTTACCTGCTGGTTTACAAGCAGACAGAAAATACACCGTGGTCGTTAGAAGGAGCAAATAATGAGTAACATTTCTATTTTTCAACAAAAAACAGCACCAGTAGCAGGTCGTGAAGTTAGTGAGCTATCTAAGGCATTAGGTGCAACCACTAGTACATCCCGTCGTATCACTATGGCTAAGGGTGTATTCCGTCGTATCGTTAATGGTAAAGAAGCAGGTAAGATTAAAGACGGTCACATGAACGTCATCGTTATCAATGCCTTACCTAAAGTATCTCGTCAGTTCTACGCATCTGCGTATGATCCTGATGCGGCTCCTACTCTGCCAGACTGCTGGTCAAACTTAGGTGATGTACCTGACCCTAAAGCTGCTAATGCACAAGCAGCAAACTGCGCTAGTTGCCCACAAAACATTGATGGCTCAGGCACTAACGGCAAAGGTCGTGCATGCCGATTTAACCGTCGTATAGCAGTAGTACTTGAAGGTGATATGAGTGGTGACATTTATCAGTTCAACATCCCAGCTAAGTCATTGTTTGGTAAGGGCACTGGTAACACACATCCGTTTGAAAGCTATATTAAGTTCTTGCCAGCTAACGGAGAAAGCATTGACCGCATCGTTACTCAGATTTCTTTTGACGAGGACGAGACTGCTGACGTATTGAAGTTCACTCCTGTGCGTCATCTAACTGATGAAGAGATTGATGTAGTAGAAGTTGCTCAGGCAACACAAGAGGCTAAGACTGTAATTCAGTTAACTGTAGCCCAGCAAGATGGTGTTGTTAAATTACCCCCAGCAGCTAAAGCACCAGCCCCAGTATTTAAAGAAGAAGCTGAGGTTGAGGTAATTGAAGAGCCTGTAGTTAAACGGTCTAAGAAAGCTGAAGCGCCTCCTGCAGCGCCAAAGGCAAATCTAGCTGACGTTGTCAGTGCTTGGTCGGATAGCTAAAAATGAGTTACGGCTATAGTGCCAAGACTATTCAGTTAAACAAAAGAGCCGATAGCAGTAGGCTCGGAGTTGCGTTGGGTAGGGCGTCTATTAAACTAGGCATATCAGTTGCGGATGTAGCTGGTACGCTTAAAGTTAGCCGTCAAACCGTTTATAACTGGTTCATTGGGTTGTATACACCAAAGGGCAACGTTACTAAAGACGTTACTAGATTACTCAATAGTTTTAACAAGCACATTAAAGAAGCAAATTTAAAGTAAGCCTTACCACTGGAGGTTTGGGGGGAGTAGTCCCCCCTTTTTTCCCAACAACGAGACAACGATGGCAAATATTGACCTATTAAACAGAGTGCAAAGCCCCGATGGGTGGCTGACCGTACTCGGCTTAAAGGGAAAGTCTGCTATACAAGAGCTTGTTCAAACACGGGAAGAATTCGATAAGTATGTAGCAGACTTTTTAGAAAAGGGTAGGGATGTTTATTTTGGCGTAGCTAAGTTTGAAACCAATTTAAACCGCAAAAAGGAAAACGTAAAAGACCTTAAATCCTTTTGGATTGATTTAGATTGTGGCGAGTCTAAAGCAGAAGTAAATCAAAAGACAGGTCGCCCTGATGGATACATTGACCAACCTACTGGATTACAAGAGCTACAAAAGTTTTGCAAACTAATCGGATTACCCAAGCCGTTACTTGTTAACTCAGGTAGAGGCATCCATGCGTATTGGCCCCTTACTAATCCTGTAAGTAAAGAGGAATGGGAGCCAGTTGCTAATCGTTTGAATGAGCTATGTGTATTGCACAACCTTTATGTCGATGCAAGCGTATTTGAAATAGCCCGTGTTCTTAGAGTACCAGGCACACTGAACTTTAAAGATAATCCACCTAAGCCAGTAGAGCTAATCAGTGATGCACCAGATGTAGAATACGAAACATTTAAAAATTTACTAGGCGTGAAAGAAGCGCCAACAAAACCTTCCGCACCAAAAGAATTAAGTGAGTTGCAAAAAGCCATGGCTGCTAATACCGTATCACGGTTTAGCAAGATTATGATTCGCAGTGCCAACAATGAAGGTTGTGCACAGTTGTTGTACCAGTATCAAAACCAAGACTCTGTATCCGAACCTATGTGGTTCAATGCCTTATCTATTGCACACCGTTGCGTAGATAGAGAAACTGCAATCCATAAGATTTCAGAACGGCATCCTGAGTATTCACCCGAAGATACAGAGAACAAAGCTAGTCACACTGCGTTCGCACAACGATGCGCTACGTTTGAGAAAAATAACCCAGGGGGTTGTGATGGCTGCCAATGGAAAGGTCGTATCGGTTCTCCTATTGCGTTGGGTAGAGAAATAGTAAAGGCAGAAGAGACAGAGGTTCACGAGACCGAAGAGCTAGATGACTTTGCCACACACAAGATACCGTCTTACCCACACCCCTATTTCCGTGGCAAGAACGGTGGCATTTACATAACTGTTAGTAGCGATGAAGAAACAGAACCTATATGCGTGTACGAGCATGACTTGTATGTAGTAAAGCGCATGAACGACCCCGACCCTTCTGTAGGTGAGTTAGTACTGTTACGTTTGCATTTACCTCAAGACGGTGTACGAGAATTTACAATACCGCTTTCTACGGTGGCGGTTAAAGAAAGATTGCGTGAAGCTCTTTCTACCAAGGGTGTGGCAGGAATGCCAAAACAGATGGATCAATTAATGGCGTTCTTAATGACGTTCATTAAAGAATTGCAATATAAAAAGAAAGCGGAACTTATGAGGACACAATTTGGCTGGGTAGATAAAGACAGCAAGTTTATTATTGGCGACAGAGAAATTAACAAGGATGGTGTATTCCATAGCCCGCCATCCACAGTTACACAACAGTTTGCAGAAAGCATGCACCCTATGGGTACATTTGAGAAGTGGAAAGAAGTATTTAATATGTACGGGGCACCTGGTCTAGAACCCCATGCGTTCGCTGCACTTACTGCGTTTGGCGCGCCGCTTCTTAAGTTTACTGGTCATAGCGGAGCAATCATAAACTTGATCCACAAAGATTCGGGCACGGGTAAGTCTACTGCGTTGTATATGTGTAACAGCGTGTACGGGCATCCTGACAAGCTAGCAGCTATTTGGAAAGATACTCTAGCAGCTAAGGTACTGCATCTAGGCATTATGAATAACCTACCGTTTACTGTGGATGAGATTACCAATCTTACCCCTGCGGACTTCTCCACCCTAGCGTATAGCATGTCTCAAGGTCGTGGTGCAAACAGGTCTAGGTCTGATAAGAACGAGATGCGTATTAATAAGACTACTTGGCAGACTATGTCTTTAGCCAGTTCAAACGCTAGCTTCTATGAAAAAATGGGTGTGCATAAGAATAGTCCTGATGGTGAGATGATGCGCTTGTTAGAGTACCAAATTCACCCAAGTAATATCATCCCTACGCACGTGGCTAAGCACATGTTTGACCATCAGCTTAAAGAGAACTACGGTCATGCTGGGGACATTTACTGCTCATACCTAGTTAATAACCTAGAGGACGCTAAGAGCAACATGTTAGCTATTCAGCAGAAGATTGATAAGGAGATGCGCCTAACCAACAAGGAGCGTTTCTGGTCTGCGGTTATTGCTTGTAACCTAACAGGGGGTTTGATTGCCCGTATGCTGGGTCTACACGACTACGATATGAAAGCTATCTACGCATGGTCTATGCAGATGCTAACTACAGTACGTCAAGACATTGCACCACCAGCTAATAACTCCTCTTCTGTAATTGGTGATTACATTAACCGTCATATCCAAAACATGTTGGTTGTAAACAACGATACAGACAAGCGTACCAATATGCACTCGTTGCCGATACAAGAGCCACGGGATAAGTTATACATCCGTTACGAGCCTGATACAAAGCTAATGTATATCGTTGCCAAGCACTTTAAAAAGGATTGTGTGGAGTCACAAGCATCGTACAAAGACACATTGCATGAACTTAAAGCTAAGGGCATATTCTTAAAAGGCGATACCAAGCAGATGTCAAAAGGCATGCGGGTCACGTCCCCTGGGGTATATGCGTTGATATTTGATTGTTCTGTGGCAGACTTTATTAATATAGATGCGATGGTTGCGCCTATAGTTGAGAATGCTAGTAGAGAAGATTAGTTACAACGTTAACTGGAGAAATTTCAAAGTGGGGTATTCAATTTTTATACCCTGCATTGACACCAGTGTAGCTAAGAAAGATATCTTACGTGTTACAAAAAGATTAAAGATAGAAGTGATTACAAAATTAGTTATTGAAGAAGGGGTGAGGGGCTTACGCATCTGGAGGATTTAACCTATACTCGGGCGTAGAACAACTCCTTGTTGTTTCTCCTCGGAAGTTAGCTCCTTCCAATCCTCTTGAACCCCGCCTAGTGCGGGGTCTTTTTTAATCTGCGGAACGAGTGCCTTCAACCAAAGGATAAATATATGGAGCTTGTTTTTCAGACACAGATAAGCCTTGGGATGACTTACCACGACGCTCCATACGGGACTGTAAAGACTTACTAATTGTTTCCCCGCTAATAGGTAGCATAGCGTTCTTAGTATTGAACTTTTCTATGTCATCTAATATAGACTCAATCTTATCGTCGTCCTCATTACGTACTGCTATATCTAAACGATTAAGTAACGTAGCCGTTTGCTTTTCTATTTTTGCAACTACCTGTTTTGCCATAAAGTTAGACTTCTGTATTTGTGCTACTTCAGTATTTCCAAACCCTAAAGCCTGCGCAGCTAATTTACCTGTTGTGTAGAACTCTGCGTTTACAATCTCGTCACCCTTGGTGGTAGTAGCACCTTCTGTGCTTAGTCTATATGCGGTCAAACTACCTCTAAGCCATGCTGGGGAAAGCTTCTCAAAGCCTCTATTTATTTGCCCATTATTAAAGTCATCAAAAGCACCAGCAATATTTGAGCCTATGCTACCTATAGGACCACTAAAACCAAATATAAAGCTTTGGAAAGCCTCACGAGAAGTATTTCCAGGGGTATCGTCTCTAAACCACAAGCCGTCTAACGAAGTAGATGCACCAAGATTTAAACCTGTAACTGCAGATAGCGGACCCATTTCAACACTACGGGCTAATGTTTTAGCATCTTCTTCAGTCAATCCTAAAGCGCTAGCTAGGTTACTGTCGGGACCAAAGTAACTAGGGATAAATGAGTTTCTAAACCATAAATCTAAGTTGCGTTTACCAAGTGGGTTTCCTTCATCATCTTCATCGTAGTCTTCGTCTTCCTCATCACGCATTAATTCACGCATGCCTTCTGCCACACCCATGATAAAGCTGTATAAAGGGAATCCTGTAACACCAGCAAACAAACCAGTCATGCCTAAAGTACCAAAGAACTTAATTGCTGCTTCTTTTTTTTCGTCTTTATTTAGGAACGGCAACATACCATAGAAGTTACGTACCAAGTACGATGTCATCTGTAGCGGGTAAGTCAAGAACTGTGTAGCTAGCTTAGCTCCTGGGCTGCCTTTCATTAACCTAGGCTTGTTGTACTGTGTGTAATTAAATAAGGCATCGTAAGTTAACTGCAAAGCTTTTTCAGTAGCGGCATTAAACGCAGCTTTATCATCCATGCCCTTTTGCTTGTAATCAGCGTAGGCTAACTCAAAAGACGACATAAACATAATCTCACGGGAGATACGCTCAGCGTGATGGAATGCTCCACCCATAAAGTTAAATACACCCCTAGTACCTCTGCTAATTATATTGTAATATTGCGCAGTAGGAACGTCAGACATTGCGGTCATATCCCCTGCATAGGTAGACATAAATATATCTTTGTCATTAGCAAAGTTCCAAGCGTCTTTTAGCATTTTTCTGTACGCTGGGTCTTTGTGCTCATTAACATATTTAGAATCACCAATAGAAGGTTGACCCCAATTAGTGGTTATATCTCCATTGGCATCTGTTTTAGTTGTACCAAATTTATTCCACAGTGCACTATACCTAGCAGCGGTTGCAGTTGCTTTTCCTAATCCAAATTCAGCTCCTAAAGTTGGTAAGCCCACTATCGGTAACTGTGTCATCTGTATTAATGCAGACTTAGGAGAGGTCAGTAACCAATAGAACACAAATTTATTACCTGTTGCAGCAACTTTGTTCCAGTCTATGCCTTCATCAGGGATGCTAGGTGTAATCTCATCAAGTGCCCTAGCACTAACTTCTCTAATAAGCACAGATAATTTTAACTTGTCTGGGTTCTGTGCTATCTCCGCATATGCAGCCGCTATACCGTTACGAATCTTATCTGCATAACTTAGGCGGGCTAGTTGATTAGCAGCTGTATGTTGGCTAGTAATAAAGTTGCGGATTGCATCGGCACTAAAACCAGTCTTGCCTTGGCGGTGTACAAACTTACGACGGATGTCTTTATCAGGCAACGTCATCAAATACATTTGGTAGATATTATCCTTAATAGAGTCCATATCCGCCGCTGCTTTATTGCTATCTAACATTGCAAAGATTTCTTTAAGCATGTCGCTAGACTCAACATGCTTTTCTCTTAGTTTGCGGATATCATCACCAACGTCTATATCTCCGTCGGCAATCATGTCATTTAGACTGCGATTAGTACCATTGGCTTTATTAAGCTCAGCAACACGAGCTTCAACAGCAGCATTACGGGCAGTAGCGCTCTCAAACATATAGAACTCACCACTCTTGCCTTTACCCTTGCTAAACCAGAAGTTGCCATAACGCATCAACGGAAAGTAAATATCTAACAGTCGAGCTTCTTGAAAGGTTTTAGTAATAGCTGCAATCAGTTTGCCTTTTGGGGTAGACGCATCATTAACATCTCCAGGTACGTTAGAAGACGCAATCTTTTCTTTTAGCAACTTTTCATGTAAGTCAAACGTTTGCTTGTAGCTATCCCTAGCCATTTTATATATGGCATGTCCTTCTCCGTTTCCAAACTTACCCAAGGCATCCCAGCCAAGCATGGTGTACTTTTCACCCGTAATAGGGTTATTTAAAACACCACCTTCATACAATAGCTTTATAGCTGCGGTGCGTTCTGTTCTTTGCTTTTTAAGATTAGGCAAAGTCTTAGGGTCTGTAGATGGGTTAAGAATATCGTTTTCTATTCGTTTTAGAGCTGGATCATTTTTTATAGCGGTTGCTGCATCAGGGTGTTTAGCAGGGTCAACTTGTAGCAACGTAGCTGCATTTATTACGTCTGCTAATGCTTTGCCACCTTTTTTGTATTTTTGATTAAAGTTAATCCAAGTAGGTACTTTTTCTGCTAGTTCACGAATCATGCGAGTGCGCATGCCAGCCATGTCGTTTACGGCAGCATTAATAACTTTTAGGTTGCTAAGTTTATCTCCTGCTATGCGAGTAATATCATCTGTTGTAAAAGCGCGCATTACAAGTTTTAATCTCTTTACGCTTATGGTGTTATACACAGCCTTCATTAGTCGAATAGCATCACTAGCATTTCTAGTTTGCATTATTAACTGACCAATAGAGGTATTCATGTCAGTACTGCTATGAGACAACCTAAGCTTTCTTAGTGTAGTCTCCACCATTTTCAGTTGCTTAGGCGCTTTAGGTGGCTTAGGGGCTTTGGGTTGTGTAGCCTTAGCTTGTGACGGCTCGCCCAATTCAGCTAATCGTTCGTTTAGTAGGACTTCTTCTTGGGTTACAGGTGTACTTAATAACTTATTAGTGACAAGCATTAAGTCTTGCAAGGCGGACATATGCTTCTCGTCCATATTAAACATCTTGCGCAAGTCCTGTACAAACTTAGTAAACAGTTTGTTAATAAACCCAGGTGCTTCACCACCATACTCGCCAGGAGCTAGTAAAAGAAAATCTTGCATCAAAGGTAGAGACAAGCCGTAAGCTACAAATTCTTTAACATCAGTAAATGCTTCTTTTGGAAGTTTTAGCATCTGAGGAGGGAGCATATCTGCCTCAGCAAGCTGGTCGTATATTTTCTTAGCATCCTCCATAGTGTCTATAAGTTCTTGGACAGGAACTCGTAGAGCAGCAGGAATGGGTTGTTTGGCGTCTTTTAAAAACTCAAATGCGTTAATACGAGCAATGGTTGCAGCATGTAAGGCTTCGTGCAATATAACAGTATTGTTAATGCCGCCTTTCCGCATTACGTAAATAGTTTTTGTTCCAGGATCAAAAAGACCCGCTGCATCTTTCATAAACTTTTGTAATTTAGGCGTAGGCATGTCTGCCTCGCTGTCTACTATGACAAACTTAACCCCATTAAGAAATGGTACAAGGCGCTGGGCTAAAGCTTTTTCAAACGGATTGCCCTTTTGAGCTATATAGTTAAGTGCACCTTTAGCATTATTAAACTTCTCAAATGCCGTGTTATCCTGTCCATTAGTAGCTTCGATAATTTCGGAACGGCTAGGTGCGCCTAATTTTTGCTTAGCTTCGTGCCTTTGCTTACCAAGCTCACGTTCTTGTGGGTTAGCTTTCTCTAGTAAAGCAGTAGCTCTTTTACCCGCAGTTTTATTTTTTTGGTCTGGGTCAACAGATAAACCATACGCAGCCGATAGAGCGCCAATGCGTTCTTCTCTTAGACCAAACAAAGTATCTTGAGCTTCTTTCTCAGTGCCAGAATTTTCAATAATGGCTTGCTCATCAACTACTCTGTTTAGAACCTTTTCAGCTTTAGTAACTTCAGTAAGAGCATTTTTACCTATATCTTGACGTTGCCTGCGATATTCAGCAGCAGCAGCTATTTGCTCTGGGGTTTTGTCTGTCTTTGGTCGACCACGTTGTTTACCAATTTTGACTGGGGGTTTTTCATCTTCTTTAGTATCTGTAGGTGTTTCTTCTTCAGTTACCGTTGTATTCGCAGGTGGTGCTGTATTTATATCGCCTTCAGCTAAATTTTCTAAAGCTATTAATTCTTCTACTATGGCACGACCTTCCGTTTCATTAAAGGTACCAGCTTCAAGAATGTTTCTTAAGTCTATTCTTCTTTGTTCTTGCTCAGCAGTTAATGCGCTTGTTGGGGTAGGTGCACCCATGCCAGCCGCCATTTGTTTTTGACGTAGGCTTTCTTTAGCATTTGCTAAGGCTTGCTCATCTGTTAACTGAGGATATTTAGCTTTTAAGTCTGCAGCTAGTGTATTGAGTTCAGTTGCTTCTCCGCCTCCAACATCAGTAGTAGTCGTGCCAGTTGCTGCCAAGTCTCCTTGGTTAGTGTCAATAGCTCCTGTGTCGGTTCCGCTTGGTCCGCTAGGCACAGAAACGCCTGGTTGATTTGTTCCACCGATAATTGATTCAAGTCCATCTAATCCACCCTCCTGCAATATGGCGTCACCAGCAATAGCAAAAGCTTCTTCTTCAGTATAAGGACGTCCACCTGTCCCATCTTTTTTTACTGTCTTAGGGTTTATTGTGCTTCTTAATCTATCAACTTCATCGTTAAACTGTTGCCCCAAAGCATCCATAGCCCCAGGTGCATTAAGCTTATCCAGTATTTTCTTTTGCGCTTCAATAATTTTGGCTTCTTTTTCTTGATTCTGCGCAACCTGTGCTTGACCTACTTTTAAGCCTGTGTTTACCGTAGTACCACCAACACCCCCAGCAGCTTCAGCGGCAGCGGCATTAATGACGTCCTTAATGTTTTGCTCAGAGAACACGTCTCCTGTTTGCTCACCTAAAGTACGTTTACCACCAATTTGAACGGCTTCTTGCCCAGCACCAGTAAGACCTTCTTCAGCAATATCTCTAGGCGCTGCTTTAGCACCCGCTTTTAAAGCTTCTTTTTTGGTTAAGTATTTAACACCTTCTTTACCTGCTCTACTACGTAGAATAGAACCAACAGGACCAAACAGATCTAGAGCACCAGAAGCTAAACCGATTGCCATTGTGGTGTCAGAAGTGTCTCTAATGTATTTTTCTATTTCATTTGCTTGTTGCTCAGGGGGCAAATCTTTAACTTTGTTTTGAATAAACTGAAGACGATTACCAACAGTCTCACCAACACCCATCGTAGTACCAAGAGCGAATGCACCAGGACCACCTGTAGTTACTGCGGCTAGCATAATAGGCGCAAGTTGTACAACGCCAGAACCAACGTTATAGGCAAGCCAGTTTCCAAAGTCTTTAACCGTACCTACGTCTGTAATGTCAGGAGTTACACCTTTAACTTTTTCAGCATCAGCTTGATACTGCTTAAACAAGGCAAGAGATTCACGCACAAAACCTTGGCGCTTCTCAATAATCCCTTGCTGGTTTTGCTTCATTTGCTCCCTTGCTTCGGGAGATTTAGCAGCTAGATACATTCTTACTTGGTCTTTTGGTAACCCAAGTCCTTCAGCATCAGCAAGAGAAGTTATTTTGCCTTCGTCAATTTGTTTGTAAACATCAAGATTTTTTATTGCACTACCAATAAAGTTAGCGTCTTTAAGAAGGTTAACTCCAGTGCCCATGGACTTAAGACCAATAACACCAGATGGCAAACCTTTTTCTACAAATTCACGCCCCATAGCAAGTTCAGACGGAGGTCTAGGTTGTGCTGCAACTGTAGGTACAGCGGGTGCAGTAGTCCCAACTTGGCTAGATACTTGTTCCTCTGGGCTTAATATAGGCTCAGCAGCTACGGCAGGAGTACGAGGTTGGTTGTTAGCGTCAAACCTACCTTTTGAATCTGCAACTGGAGCAGTGGTAGTAACGGCAGGAGCAGGTGCAGGCGCCCCTTGTTTACCAAGATAAGCTAGTATTTTGGTTTTTGCTACTGTTGGGTCTTCCTCAGTAAGCTCGTATTGCTGACCTTTGTATTCGTAGATAGGCATCTTATAAAGCCTTAATCTGGAATTTTAATTACTTTTGGCTTGTTACTACTTCCGCCTCCACCAGATTGTATTCTTTCCATTTCTTTACTTATTAAACTATCTTTGTAGACTTGTGCTGTATTAGTACCTTCTTTTTTATCCTTTTTAGCAAGCTTACGAATTTCCTTAGCTTCTGGGCTATTAAAGTCTTTTGTTAAAGTATTAGTTACGTTATCAACAGCCCTATCTCTAGCATTAACTCCTGCAGCACCAGCCGCAACATCTGTACGTCTATTTGCTGCTTCAGCATCTAGTCTCTTCTTGATGTCCATACCTTCTCGGAAAATTATGTTCCGATCACGGGTATCCCCAGCAGCTACTTTTTCTGCTAAATAAGTTTCTGCGTAAGTAACTAGATCTGTAGCTTTTCTACTTGCAGCTACTTCTAGTTTGTTAAGGCGGTTTTGTCCTTGCTCAAACATAGCATTACCAGTAGTGATATCACCTTGTTTCATTAGACGCTGACCTTCAGCAACTTCGGCTAGACCTTTTGCTGTATCTCTTTCACGACCTCTAAGGTCTTCTTCACGAGAAATCATTCCAGGCAACGCTGCTTTACCTGCTTTAGCAGCTGCATAACCTATAGGGCCTGTTTGGGTAGCTAAATTAACACCAAAGTCTATTAGGTTGTAACCCGTTTTTTGTTTTCTAGCGGTTGGTAAGTCAGCTTCTTCCCTCTTGTAGTAGTCAGCAAGCCCAGCTTTAGGGGCGCCAATACCAGCAGCTTCACGTTGTTTTCTAGCAAAGTTCTCGTATTGCTGGCGTTTCATAAACTCTTGCTGTAAGTTAGCTGCTTCTTCTTCGTCTAACTCAACTTCACCCTCATTAGCAAAAGCCACAATACCACCACTAGCAGCACTCAATGTATCCATAGCACCTGCTGGAGCTGCAGGTAATCCAGCTCTTTCTGATACTGGAGTAGGCATAGGTCTTTGGTCTTGAGCAATAGATTGTTGAGCTTGTTGCTCAGCTTGTGCACGTATTTTCTTTTCCTGTAACACTTCTAGTGCCATAGTGCGTACTTCTTCACTAGAGCTACTTTGAGCTACTTGTTGCAACTGTTCTATAGGCATCATTTCTAATTTAGCTTTAATACCTTGAACTGCTGCACTTTTAGGATTAGCTTGGGCCAAACCTTGGTTAGCGTAACCTGTAACACCACCTTCTGCTAAACCTCTGATAGTTCCCCCCTCTGCAAACAATCCAGCTTGCTTAGCACCAGCTGCACCAGCCAACAGGCCAAGACCTTGGTTGAGCGTTGAAGGCGTAGCTTGATAAGACTGAGTTGTAGTTGCTTGCAATGGCAAACCACGCAACATGTTAGATGCAAAGCCTAATTGCATCAATGGGTACTGCTGTTGTGTAGCGTAATCTTGAATTGCTTGGTTAATCTTGTTCTGCTCCATGGCTTGCTGTTGAGCACCCATTTGGCTTTGCAAACCAATAATATCTTTTTGAGCGCCTAGTTGAGCACCGCCTAACTGACCCAACTGAGCACCCATTTGACCAAATTGCCCCACGCCTTGAAGCGCTGCTTGTCGACCTTGTAAACCTAAATTAGCGCCAAACTGTTGCTGCTGCTGAGCATTTTGGAATGCGCTTTGGGCACCTGTAGCTTCAATACCTTGCAGTTGAGACATCAAACCACGCTGGGCTTCAGCTTGTTGCAGTGCAAGACGATTACCGCCAAAGGCACCTTGTCCAATAGCTTGCTTAGCCATCATTGGCTGACCCATTTGATAATCACGCAAAGCCTGAGACTTTTGATAGTCAACAACGTTTTGCATGTATGGAGACATGTATGCTTGGGTAGTACGTGGATCAGTTGCACCTAAAGCAAACTGTTGCCCAGTACCCGCCATTTGATTAGCTAAGCCTAAAGAACCCAACCCAGCCATACCAGTCATTTGAGTAGCTTGACCGTACTGACTAGGAACGCCTAGTTGCCCAGTAGATTGCATAGCTTGTTGTTGCATTGGGCTAAACCCAGCAAAATAATCACTTACATTAGAGCTATAGGGTTTGTAAGGTTTAAAACCTGTAATGTCAAAACCACCACCTTCAGTAGGAGTGCCCTCATATATCTGTCTCTGAGTAGCCTCTAACATATTTGTTACATAAGGCTTTGCATACTCAGGGATGTTTGTGTTGTATGCAGTTGATTGGGTTGGAGCACCGCCGCCACTACCACCGCCGCCCATTCTAAGGACGCCACCATCGGCACATAGTTTTTGTTTGTATCTTAATATGCTCATAGTTTTGCCTCTAATATAGTGTAGCGCTCTTCCAAACCAACTTGTTTATAAAGCCGTGCAGCAGACTCTCTAGCAGCGCATTGAACCTTAGTAGTCCCGTTAGCTTTTAGCAGTGCACATACTTGCTTAAAAACATCTTCATTTACAATATCTTTACCAGCCATAGCAGTAATAAGCCCAACACGATCATTAGGCTTATTAATAAACTCTACAGACGCTGCCCCATGGACTTTATTTTCTTCATCCACTGCAACTAATAATACCCAATGCCCTTGAGCCAGTAAAGCCTTAATCTGATCTAGGGTGTATTCGTCCCCACCAAATTTTAACGCACTTACAAATAAATCTTTTACCAAAGGCCATGTCTGATGGACATATTGTGTACCTACTGGTTGAACCGTTATTGTCATGCTGGCATAAATTTGTGAGCTTTAACGGCAGGGGCTTGTTTCTTTTTGCCTGTACGAGCTTTACGAATTTTGTCCATCATGTTATATAGCTTTTTAGCGCCAGCATCAGTAGAGCCATTGCCTAAATGGGATACTACATCGGCTGGAACCACAAATTCGCCGTCTGCCAATCTAGCGGGCTGTTTACCAGCAATAGAAGCAGGGATAGAATCAGACATGCCATCGCCAGGACCTTTAAGCATACGACCACCATCCGAGTAACCTCCTAAGTTATAACGCATTGTGCCGCCAGAAGCAGCTTCTTCAACCTCAGGCTGACCTAAACCTTTAATTGCGGTCTTAGGTAGCCCTATACTCTTCATACCCGCACCTTTACGGGTTTTATTTAGTCTAACTAAAGTTGCAGTTAAAGCATCTTTTTTAGCTGTATCTACGTCAGTATCACGATATATACCAGTACGTGGAACCCCAACGCTTTCTGGTAATGGACCCGTTTGTTGTTGCTCTTGATTATCTAAATAGTTTTGGGCTACATTAACCTGCCCTCTAGATGCGTACCCAGCAACACCGCCAGAAGCCATGGTTACGCCTTTGTACTCGTTACCCATAGTTACTTCTGCGCTTGCTGGCATCTGGGTTGGGGTAGCAAAATAAGTGCGTTGTTGCTGACTTTGTGGATACATATTAGCGTCGCCACCTAAAGCATTTGCGCTCATTCGTTCTACAGGACCGTTAATTTGGGCAACACCACCCGCCGCATATTGCGCTTGATAATAGGGGTTAGGTTGAATTGGTTCTGCTGCTTGATAATTAGAACCTAATTTAAAACCTTTAAGTCTTCTATCGTATTCGTCTTCTTGGTATCCAGCAGGTGCCTTTGCTGGATCTTGCTGTAGTAATGGCAACGTTGCACCTAGTACAGCACCTGGATTCTCCGATAGTACGGTTCCTATTTGTGGCAATCCTTTAGCAACTTGAGTGCCGTACCCAGTACCTTGCGTTCCACTAGCTTGTCCAAGACTTCTCATAACATTTTCTGGGTTAGCCCCATTTTCTAACAACCCTGGTACGGCTGCTTTAGTATCTGTTATTTGTTGTGGGGTTAACCCTTTTAGAGTATCTGCATTAATAGACTGTTCTAGGGCTTGTTGAGTACCTTGAGGTACTGCTGTTTGAGCGGTATACATCTTGGCATAGTCAGCTGGGAGGGTATTACCTTCTAAAGCGGCATTTTTAGCAGCTTCTTCTAGACCTGTTTGTGTACCTTGTTTAATAGCTTGTTCACTAGTTTGTTTAAACCCTTCTACTGCTGTATTTCCAGCTTGTTCTGCTAGGGTTGAACTACCTGCACTAGCTAAACCACTAGTTATACCAGCACCACCATAGGCGCCAAGACCAGCTACTAAGCCTTTTTCTACGCTACCAGTAGCTGCACCATAACCCCCACCCACAATTAATGCAGACGCCCAAGGAGCCAAAGTACCCCCTGAAAAATAAGTTAAAGCAGCACCAGCTGCCATAGGGAGTATTTGTTCTAGAAACCCAGCTTCTACAAGACCTGTATCGGGGTTAATAGTAAGGGAGCCACCGTTAGCCAAAGCCAAGGCTTGCAAGCCTTTAAGCTCATTCTTGGACATGTGAACAAGTTCAGTATCAGGTCCTCGACCTCTAGATTTTAGGTGCTGTGCGGCAACGTGTAGGCTCATATACGCCCTTTAGGGTTAATTATGTTGAAGTTTATCATGTTGTTATACAGTTGTAACTGTTACGGTTCCTATTCTTCCTACGGCTTTTACCCCTGTAACTGAAACAAAAATAGGTACTTTTACCTGCCCAGTTGCATCTACCCAATTTGTACCATTCCACCAAAGAGGAATAACAAGACCAGGGCTGGTATCAAAGTACATTTGCCCAATATGAAGGTTTACCCCAGGACGCTCTGCAGTAGTGCCAGAAATTGGTTGAGCTATAAACCCTGTAAAGGTGTCTATCTGGTTAAAGTAAAGGCGTAGGGCATTATTAAGCTGGTCTTGATAGCGCTGGTCATAATCTACTGGAGCAACTAATAGATTAGGCGCTTTAGAGGGACGTAAGCTAACAGCCATTAACGCCTACCGTCATTTCTAATATCAATACGAGGGGTGCCTAACTGCCAAGACGTACCTAGCCCAGTAGACTCAATACGGAAAGCTAGTTGACGACCACGTAGGCGGGTATAAACCTGACCAGTAAACTCTTGAATATTATATACAGAATAATTAACATAATTATCATTACTAACAACCCTTGGGTTATCAGCTTGTCCATAAGGTGTACCTGAGTTTTGACGGGGTCTAACCGTCATGGTTACTTCTGGGTTATTTACATTTGAACCGTTAAAGTTAACGTCAGGTAAGATGCGCCATACAAACCCAAAATTATGCCCGTCCCCAATGTCAAAATCGGAAGACTGGACATAAGCATTAATAGGTACTGGGGTTATGCCAGACACGTCATCAACTGCTGATTCCTGAAACAAAATGCGATTGTTAAAATCTGCTGCCATTGGATAGGGGCGAATACCAGAATCCAGCCAAGCAGTTCTTCCCATAGTGCCGTAATACCAAACTCGATCAAGGTAGTTATAAATGACATATTTATCTATTGAATTTGAACCGTTAGAACAATAAAACCACCAAACTTCACTATATCCTTCATTGCCACCTGCAAAAACTTGAAAAGCTTGGTCTTTATTAATATCGTTAAAAATATACTGCCACAAGCTACAAGGCAATGTTTCTACACGCCCAGAATACATATAGAACTTATCTACACCCATCCAATACGTTACGTTGTTAACCGTAATCATAGAGTTAGGAGACATAACAGATATGTTATCCATCAATATTTGGAAGCCCCATATATAGGGAGGTCCTAGATATTGCATAGAATAAATAGCCGAATCAGTCCAAACTAAAATCTCTTGGCGGGTTGCCTTAGCTTGCATAATGTAAGAGCCATTAGACAAACGGAACTCACCAGCTTGATTGGTTACATCTGGTACCCATTGGTAAGGGTTTTCTTGATCAGACCAACGCACAAGCATTGGGTCAAACGAGGTAGTAGGATCGCCAGGAAGGTAAGAATTAGCTCCCATAGCAATAATAAAACGTTGAATAGCAGATGAAACTACTTGATAGGTTTCAGTTGGAACATAAGTACCATCATAACCAGCCGCAGTTGATTGGGTTGCTAAAGACTGCGCTCTAGTATTTAAACCCCCAGCAATAGAGCTTGGGTAAGTTTGTCCAGAAGGTATCCAATAAAAAATAGCTCCACCACGAGGAGCAATAAAAAGTTGCTCTCCATAATTGTCGTTAGACCAAAGGCGAAGTTGGGAGCCAATACCTGTGCTAAAAGCAGTTCCCCAACCACGAGTGCCAGTTTGAGCATATTCAGTTACCGTGCCACCACCAGAAACTGAGGCATTAGCATTAACCTGAACAGTTACGGTATAGGCATTAGCATTAACTGAAGTTACATAAAATAGAGTATTTAAAAGGGGCGCTGAAACCCCACCAGTAGCCGTAGCATTGGCAAAAATAACTGCTTGCCCATTAGATAAATTGTGTGCGGTATGGGTTACGGTAACTACGTTACTTCCATTTGAAGTTGTAAATGGGTTAGTTAAAACAGTAGTTGCACCATTATTAGGCCAAGGTCCAGTACCCCATCCAGTACCAATTGAATATACATCTAAGCCAGCAGGCTGTTGATAAGCAGCTATAACGGTGTTTCCACCCCCAGTATTACTTGCATTAGGTACAACAGACACTAATATTGTGTAAGCTATTGTATTAATAGAAGAACCTACTTCAAATTCTTGGTTAAGGATAGCGCCTGTTACATTAGTTCCCGTTACTGTATTAGCGCCAGAAAAAGTTACATAGTCCCCAACACTAGGGCTGTATTGCCCATCTATTACTGTTACAACACTTAAGCCAGATGTAACAACAAAACAATTATCTAGGGCTGGGCTAGAGGTGTAGACTACTGGGGTAACGTCGTAATAAGTACCACCATTCTCAATGTAGTATTTTGTGTTAGTTCCAACTCCAAGATAGTTTGAACCGCTAATTGCAATCCAGTTCCATAAAGACCTTGCTGTGCCTAAAAATTGGGCAGTAGCCATACGTGTCCATCCACCAATCTTTTCAGGAAAGCCAGAACGGAAACGAATCTTATCCCCGTCATACCAACCGCCTTCATTGGCGTAATCAGTACCTTCTCGGTTAAGTCCTGGTCTAAATTGTAGTTTTTGTAATGGCATACGGGTTTACCCTTAGACGTATTGACGTGTTCCTAATTTATCAATGATAAGGGCTTGCCGTCTTGGTGTCATGTCTTTTGTGTTAGGAACTGAAATATGTGTCCAACGATCAAACTCACGAATAATCTGGTCATACCCAATACCAGAAGCAATTATTGTTTTAACTACTTCATCTGGTGTCATGCCTGGTACTCTAATATCAGCAGCGCAAGCCATACGGTGCTGGCTGGAATCTTTGCTTCCAACGGCATCATTTACTTGTTTGCAACGGAAAGCCGAGTTCACCATGATGGGCTTACCACCAAGCACTTCTTTAACTTGCTCTAGGAACAAAGCCAAACGTTGAAGATTGGCAGTCTCGGCTTCGTTAGGTGTATTGTCAAATTCCCGATGGTCAGTATGGGTTAGTTCTTCAAGGGTAAAGTGTTCACTTAGGTTCATTAGCTTCTCCTTGTGCCATGTGAATGCCTGTAATTAAACCAATAAACCCCCCAATAATCATATTAAAAGCGGGAGCAATAATTGCTAGAATTGGGTCATTGGGTATTGAGGGGTCAAGAATTGCGGCTAAAAGAGTACCTACCATGCCAACAACAACTACGCACAAAGTAATGGTTACAGCTAAAGTAACCCATTGAGTTAATTTATTTTCCATTTTTCTTGTCCATAATTTTCTCTAGACTGCGCCCACCAAAGTAAGCAGTCATTACCAACATGCCCCACTGCCCAAGCAACTCTACATAGGCTCCACGGGTTTCGTGCCCTAACATGGACATAAACGCAAAGAATGTATAAACGCCAAGAATAAATATAAGGGTTAAAGGGCGTATGTTTTTAGCTAAAAAACTGTCTGTGCTGGCATCAGCTTTCCAGCGGTCTGAGATGTTATTAGCCTCATTCATATCGGCTTGGAGTTCTGCTAGTTTGCCGTCTTGAGCAAGTTTTTGTAGTTCTAATTGTGCGGCTGCTTTGGCTGCAGGGTCAGGAATAACCTTGTCAATTATCTTTAAACCTGCTCCTATGATGTCGTCTATGCCAAACATGCTAAAGACCCCCAGTAATTAAAACAAAATGATAGGTAACTAATTGTAATAAACATAAATTCCAAAGGCTATCCACAAAGTAGCAACAACCCAACCCCACATCAGCATATCAAAATCTTCATTCACCACTTATACCCCCAAGTAGCGTACCAAGCAATTACTGCAGCAAACGCAAAGCAATAGAACTGTACACGCCTAACCGCCTTTAAATCATGCTGGTATTCTTCATTATCCTTGCGTTCCAAATTCTCAATATCTAACTTAATCTTAAGTACCGCTTCCCACTCTTTGGCACCATGCTTTTTAACAAAATCAATCTTTAGTCTAGCTTCTTCATTACCTATTTGTTTCTTTTTTTGCCACGATTCTAAAGCTTTGATTAATGCTCGTTCCTTCTTAAACTCTGCTTCTCGTCTTGCCCTAATACGTTCATTAGCTTGTTTTTGAGCTACATCTACTGCATCATGTTGCGCATCTTCTATGCTTTTAGATAGTCCTTTGGCAGCTTCTCGGCTTGCATCAAGGCTACCACTAAGAGTCTTTACTCCTTCGGATATTCCGTATGGGTCTGCCATACATCAAAGCGTTGCCCCACCAGAAGATAGGTTAGCCACCACAATAGCTACATGTTGCTCTGGTTCATTTAAATGATGTCCACAATCACCACATACTTTCATAGCTAGTTCGGTCTCATCAACGTCACGGCTGCAGCTAGGGCAGTAAATTTCAATGGTATGGCGTGGCTTAAACTCTCCAGCTTCAATAATGTCTGCAATTTCTTTAATCATAATGGTTCCTTATAATGCTTTTGCAAGAAGCTGTGGGTGAACACCAGTTGGAATTTGGCTTGGGTCTAGTATCTCGCTATCTTCGGCATCTTTATTGCGAAGTGCATGTACACAGTAAGCTATTACACCGTCTTCTAAAGATTCAATAAAGTGTCTTTTGCCCGCCTTAATGAATATCATTTGTGGCGCTTTAAAATCAGTTGTGTGTTCATCAACATGCACTCGTACAGACCCATGAGCCAAAAGAGTTAAGTGGTCATAATTGTGCTCATGACCCTCGTTTTTATCCCCAGCCTTATTAAAGTGCATTTGACGAACCCAAAGATTTCCAGCTGCTGTTATTTTTGTATCAGGATAGCCCATATTGAATTTCTCCGTTTTCCCAGCTATTTTTTGGTACATACGCCCCAAACATCCAAAGTATTCTTGGTGTATTACCTTTTACTTCTGTTACATAATGTTCATAATCAGAGGCTAAATAACAATGTAAGTCGCCTACTCCTATATCTACTTTGTTGTTATCTACAAAAAGTTTACCACCTTCATCTGCTGCTTGAGTCATAATATTGCAACGCAATGCTGACAAGCCTAAAAATTTTGGGTCTTGGTGTTTATACACATCGCCCTGAGGTAAGGTATAGGAAACTACAATTCCGTTTCTTCCATGTCCTTTAATAATAGGGTAACTACTTACACCAACAAAAATTTTAATTTTTTCTGCTATACCCATTATTTCTTGCGGATATTCAAACCTATGACCATAAAATCTTGTAGTAAATCTTTTATTTGTTCCAACCCCACCAGCAGTTATACCATTGGCTAACCAACCTCTATCAACACCTTCGTCTACCCAAGCGTTTAAAATTTTACATTCCTCTATGGATATAAAATTGCGGGTTATTTCTAAACGCATTACCACTTACCTTTTGGGCATTGTGATGACGCAGGTATAACTTTTGTTCTTAATGGACATCC